TAGGTTGTAAATTACATAAAACAATTGTTCTTAAACTTGTATAATCTGTAGTTAAAAATTGAATACTAGTAGATCCTGTAGCTAATGGTGTAGTAACACCTGACATAATATTATTACCATTATTAGAACTTATATTAGCTGTTAAAAATTTAATACCATCATCTATTGAAAATAATTCATTCTCAACTTCTAAATATTGTTCTTCAGATAAAATAGGAAGATCTACATCTAATGATATAATACTTGGGCCTAGTCTATGCGTTCTTGCATAACCACCAGTACTAACAGATCTAGCAGACGGAGCGGCTCTATTTATTGATATGTCATTAGCATATTTGAATATTGAACTTGTTGCCATTATCTACTCCTTCCCCTTACACCTTGTGAATTTCTTTGAAACGTTCTATTTGCACCACCTACTTCAGCAGATGATTGTGATATTACAGCTTTAATTTGATCAATTGATCTTTGATCTACATTACCACTTATATTAATATTTGTTATACTAGTTGATCCCATTGCATTATCAGTTTTATTTCTAGGTATAACAACCTCTCCAGGTGTTAACATAGTAGGAATTCTATCAGTGTATGGTGCACCACCAGGTACAACACCACCTTTATTCATACCAAAAAACCCTTTTTTTGAACCTAATCCCATAAGATTAGATCCTCCACCTCCTCCAAATAAACTACTAAATAAACCACCTATTTTACTACCACCCATAGAACTAAATAAACTACTACCTTTAGAAATTATAGTATCCATTAAAGTTCCTTGTTTATTAACTTCAGCATTTAATTGTCTCTGTTTAATAATTTTTTGATCAGCAAATTGTATAAATAATCTTTCAATTAATAGTTCAGCAGATCTCTTAACTAGCATATCGGATATAGAAACAAAAACATTTTTAAATGCTGTTTTAGTTATTTCTAATAATGAATTACCTTCTCTAATACCAGTTAACCAAGAATCACTAATAATTCCAGCAATTGCTTTAGATTCAATTCCTATAAAAGCTAATTTTTTTCTATACTCTTCTACAGCCCTAGTTGTAGCTTCTTGTGCAGCCACTCTTGCTTTAGCTTGATCACGTTCCATAGATCTGTTCATACTAAAAATACGTTCATTTATTGCCATATTCTTTTTAGCTATTGCTTCTTGAGCAGCTTTTGCTTCTGATGCCATATCGTCTTGAGGCCCAGATCTTTCAAATTTTCTAAACTTATCAGCTCTTGTTTCAAAACCACCTGAAAATGCTTCTTTCTGTGCCTGAGTTAATCTTTTATATGATCTTATACTATCCTCTACACCTTTTTGTTGTTTTCTTATCGCTTCAACAGCTTTATCTTCATCAAAAAAATCTAAATCAGCATCATCAAAAGCTTTAAAATCACCTCTTAATTTTATAAGAAGAGGATCAAGTTTACTTTTAATGTAAGAACCTATAGCTTTAAGTTCATCTCTAAAAGCTACTAATCCTACTACAGCTAATTGAATCGCAGTTAATAACATACCTAAAGGATTTGCTCTTACCAATATGTTAAATACTTTTAATCTTTTATTAGATAACAATAATAAACTAGAAAATCTTAATATATTTTTACTAGCTAATATAAATTGTGCTGCAATTCCAGCTACAATACCACCAAGTTTAAGTCCTATAAATACCTTTGTTGCTAAAACAAGTTTATCAAAATTAGTTATAAGAAATCTAATACCGCTTTCTATATTTTTAAATGCGACAGCTAATTTACCACCTATTTCTTTAGCTAATTTTTCTAATTGTTTTTGGTTACCGCTTAATTCTTTATTTAAATCTTTTATTTGTTTTTTTAATGGTTCAAAAAATGATTTAGCTACAATACTTCTAAATTGAAAATACTTATCTTGTACCATTGATACTTGTCCAGTAAGTGTGTTAGCAAGTAATTTAGTTGCATTACCAAACTCACCACCTGGGCCAAACACTTCAAAAAATCTTTTTTTAGTTTCTTCAACTGATACTTTTACACCAGCCTCAAAACCTAACATTGCTCTAACACCACGTTCTCTAAACACATCAGCAGAAGCTATACCACCAGCAAATGATCTTTGTATTTGTGTTGCTGTTTGTTGAAAATCTAAACCTGTAGCTGCAGCAACGTTACCCGTTATTTCCATAATCTTAGATAAATCTTTAGCGTCTTCAGATATAACCGCAAGATTACCTGACCCCGCTGCAATTTCTTCTAAAGAAAAAGGAACCTTAGCTGCAAAAGCTGCTAGACTATCAAATGCTTTTCCACCTTCTTCTACAGAACCAAATAAAAGTTGAAACCTATTTTGTAGTTGTTCTACTTGAGTACCCGCACTAAAAGTATCTGAAACAAATTTACCTAAACCTATAGTAGCTGCACCTATCCCCGCTGCAACACCTACCTTAAGTGCAGTACCTAATGTTGAAAATGCTCTTGAAGCATTAGCAGCACTAGCTTGTAATTTTTTTAATCTTGCATCTGCTACTCTAGCATTTGTTCCTACGTTTTTTAATTGATTAGACGCAGCCAGTATGGCTTTTTGTCCTAAGACATCTACATCAATTACAATTTTAGCGTTTGCCATTATTTATTTTTATTCCGTGTTAATATAATTTTTATATCTATACTCGGTTATTTATTAACGTATTCAACTTTTACGTTTTTAAAGTATTTACTAAAAGCAGATTCAATAAATTTCATGGGTGCTTGTTTAGAACTACCTTCGTTAAGTAATTGTATATATGTAACACCGTTAGTTACAAATATTTCACCTGGTTTATTTCTAGGAACTAATACTTGTATATTAGATGTAGGGTTATTTTCACCTTTAGAATTATCAAAATATTGTTCTTTATATCCAATATACCAGCTATTTCTAGCTGCACCAGTATCTACAGGTGTCATTAGTTTAACATCTGCTAAAGCTTTTAATGATCTAGATCTTAATTCTTTTTCTGCAAATTTATCAACCCTATCATTCATAGCTACAGTTATACCAGTTAATCCAATAGTTTTTACACCAGCCATTATATTACCTTACCTTTATTGATACCCTTTTTAATTACATATTTTTGAGTACCGTTAGCACCAATTTCTACTTCTTTTTTAAGATTTTTAAATAAATCTTTTTCTTTTAAATTTTGTTTAGAAGCTTTACTAAATTCTTCTAATTTTTTTGTATCTCTCATAAAACCCTTTCAAGACAGGCGGTTTTACCCGCCATATCTATTATGTTTTAGATTTTTTATTTACCATATTTTTTAATTCTTCAAAACCTATTTTTAATTTAACATTTTGATTTTCAGAACTATTTTCTAATAATTTTAAAGATGGAAATAAATCTTTTATCTTTAAAGGTTTAGTGCCTTGATAAGTTGTTTGTGCTATTATAGCAGATCTATGATCTTCTCTCCAACCATAAGGTCTTTGATTAAAATAAGAAATCCAACCAATGTATTCTTTAAATGACATATTATATATAGTATCTAAAGTTACACCTAGTTGATGAGCCATTTCATATTCTGCTAACTCTTCTTCCCCAACTCAGCACCACTATCATCTTTAGCACCTAATCCATTGTATAAAAGTATCTGATTAGATAACTCTGTTAATGCTTGTATTGGGAATTGCTCAAAATCTTTATCTTTCATAGTTTCAGCACCAACTACAGTAGATTTAAAAATTGCACTTAACGTAGATACACCAGATAAATCATCTTTACTAGCGTCTAAAAGTTTTTGTAAATCTTTAACACCCTTAACTGTCAGTTGTTTTATTTCCACTTCCTGTTCCATGAACGGAACCTTCTTCTTTATGTCTATTATCTTTATGTGTTTCATTCTCTACCTCTTCTGGTTTTTTATATAAATGTTTATTATTTGATTCAAAATCTTCCATTAATTTTCTAATTTTATGTAGAACATCTAATGTTTCAAAGACTTCAACTTTACTTGTAACATCTTTTAAACGTTCATACGTTTTTCTTATAGATGTATCAATTGCTTTTTTTATATGTAAAGAAGTTATTCTTAACACATAATATTTATTAAACGGTTTATTATCATTCATTTTTTATCCTTATACTAATTGTATGCTGGGGCTTTTAAACCCCAACATAAAAAATTTATTAATCAGCAAAAGGGCCAACGTAATCACCTTGAGTACTCATCGTAATAGTTGCCTGATTAGAATCAGTCAAGTTTGGAGATACTTCAAATGATGCAAATTGTCCTTTTACATAAAATGCTGCGTTATCGCCTGTTTCAGCGTTTTTAACATCTATCTGATAAACATATGTATTACCATCTTGCACAAGTGCTTGAATAGCACCATGCGAGCCAGGTACATAGTTTACTGTAAATTCCATAGTCGGAGCATCAGATTGTCCTTGAATTTGAGAACTAACTGATTGACCATAACTTGGTACATTTACAATATTAGCAGGTTTTCCAAAAGATGGAAACTCTCTTACATTAGTAACCGCAGTTGAACCATTAAAGTCACCACCACTAGCAATAAATGCTTGGTGAGTTGTGTCATTAGTTGGTAACGTAAAGTTATTATCCGCTTTGAATTTCAGACTAGTGAAAATTCCAGCACCTATATTTGATATTAGAGCCATTGTATTTTTCCTTTATATTTTTAGGTTAAATTGAAATGAAATTGACAGTATAATTCACGTTGTATAAACCTGAATCTTTTGCGTCAATTCCGATGTTTGTTATAAAGCTATTAGTTGTTTGCAGATACCCAGAAATTTCTTTCCTATCTAACAAGCTTTTTAATATATCAGCAATTTCATAAGCACGTTTCATTCCTTGGCCTGCTGGCACAAAGATTTGACATACTACTTGTCCGTTAGCTGATACATCAGTATTAAAAGCAAGTTCGGATGAAAAAGGCAATACACTAACCCGCACCCATTCATCAGCGTTTAATTCGCCTTGATAGTTTGCAGGAAATGCTTTTATATTATGAGAAGTCCAAGTACTTGTAGTAAAAAGATTTTCTACAGAAGTCAATAATTGTGATATTGTTGCCATATTAAATCTCCCTTCCTACTTCAATACTTAGTAAGTAACCGTTATCTTCATATTTATTAATTGAATAAGTTTTACCGCCAAATATAACACTGTCATAATTGTCTAAAACTTTAGAATCAATATCAGTAGATTTTAACATTATATCCGCATTTAATCTTGGTTTATCATCATTAGTTTTATAACTTTTGCTGATAATACCTTTTACGGTAATTGGTGATGTGCTTGAACTATTTACAGTTTGTGTATTAAAATTATAACCAGTAACGGTTACATTTGTAAACTGTATATCTTCAGCTAAATCTCCAACTAAACTAAATGCATTAGTGATGTTGTTATTAATAAGTGTTCTATAACTCATTAAGCACCTCCACTAACTCGGACACCTCTGTTATCGGTTGTTGATTCTTCATTGTAATATTTACTTACCATAGTAATTACAGAATCTGGTAATTCTTTAAAATTATCAACTCCACTAGCAGTATCGAAGACAAGTCTTACGGCTCCTACTGTTAAGTCTTTAACTTTATTTTCACCAGATGCATTACTTTCAGCTGTTTTCATATTACTTATTAAATGAA